TCGGCGCCATTGTCGCTATCATGCTCTGGATGCTCACGTCTTGCACCGTTAACCTCTCCTTTGAAAACATCTCTACTCACGGCACTGCCACCGACTTAGTCGACGAAAACCAAAAAAACGTTCAAGATATCAGTCCTAAAACAGCCCTCTCAATACCACTTAAACCTCTTTAGGAACTATCATGCCTCTAAAACCCGGGACCTCTAAAAAAGTAATCTCGAAAAATATCGCCACCGAAATGCATGCTGGAAAGCCTAAAAAGCAAAGTGTCGCAATTGCCTTATCCATGGCCGGAAAAGATAAACCAAAAACAAAACACAAAAAAACAGCTACAGGAAAACATAGAAAATGAACCATTTTCCTACTCCAAAAGGGTCTCTAATTCCTATTTCCTTCGCAGCCGTCGGATTCATTTTCACGGTCTACATAGAAAAAAAGAATGAAAGGGAATTTAGAGATCTGGTAGATGAAAACTTCGACTCTTTACGAGAGCTCATAGATCATATCGATATCTCTACTGAAGAGAGTCGCGATATAGACATAGACGATGAAATACCATACTAAACTAAGGAATACACTATGGACAAACTCATAGCAAAAGTATCGAAAGACCTCTCAAAGGGCATCAAGGACACAAAAGTCCTCCTCAAAGCGGATAAAAAACAAGACAAAAAACTTGCTAAACACAAAAAAATGAAAAAAGGGAAATGCTAGGTACTTTATGGTAGCTGCACACGGAAATAACTATGCAATTGGAAACTCAGGCCGACCTTCTCATTATGATTTAGAGAAAGTAGGCAAAGACATGATTGTGTGGGCAACAAATAATCCCAAGGCATTAACTGTTCCACAGTTTGCCGTCTCTATTGGTGTCCATTCTTCTACTATGATAAGATGGTGCAAAGAAAATCAAGAGTTTCAAGAGTCCTATATGATTGCTAAGGAACTGATTGGTATTAATAGATTAAACAGCACAATGAATCAAGAAAAAGATAAACCAAGACTCGAAGGAAACATATATTTAAAAACTATAGGAAATTATGATGGGGATGTTCATAATTACCTACACGATGAAAAGACCTATGAGGCTGAGCTAAAGGCAGACAAAGACCAAAAAACCACTCCAATACAGATCAATCTAGTAGACTATTCCAGAGAGATAAAAGCAAAGCCTTGATCTTCCATCGCAGATATGGTATCATAACTGCATGAAAAACATTCAAATAAACAAAAAGTATGGCCGTCTTACGGTCTTTGCCCAGGTACCTAGTCTAAACAAAAGACGACGATATTCTGTCATCTGTGAGTGTGGAAACAAAAAAGAGATAGACGCTAATCGTATAGGTATTACGCAAAGCTGTGGATGTTACGCAAAGGAATTGTTAAGTGCTAGGCAAAAAGGTATATCATCACCTAAATTTATAGATTTAACAGGAAAAAGATTCGATAGAATATTAGTCTTAAGGCGTTTGCCGACTATTAAAAAGCGCACAATGTGGTTATGTCGATGTGATTGTGGGGCAGAGAAAGAAATTCAAGGAAAACACCTTACACATGGAAAGATTAAAAGTTGCGGATGTTTATGTTTAGAAATAAATAAAAAAAGGATGAGAGGAAATTCTTTTGGTTTCAAGCACGGGTTAGCCGAGCATCCTCTAACGGCAATCCGAAAAGCAATGATTCATCGATGTAAAAGCCCCACAAATAGGTTTTATAAAAACTATGGAGGCAGAGGTATTTACGTTTGCGAAGAGTGGGAAGAGTCGCTAGAAGCTTTTGTGGAATGGGCATTAAATGCAGAATGGAAAAAAGGTTTATCAATAGATAGAAAAGATAATGATGGACCATATTCTCCAAAAAATTGTCATTGGATTTCTGTGAGTGAAAACAGCAGTAAGAAAAGAAGTCCTGAGCTAACACCGAGAAGGAAAAAAGAGTGAAAGAGCTGAACATCCCATATAGGTTTGATCCGCGGGATTATCAATACACAGTCCTAAAGCATTTAGACTTAGGGTTTAAGAGGGCGGTCCTCTGCTGGCATCGGCGGTCTGGAAAGGACCTCACAATTTTCAACTGGGTGATAAAAAAGCTCCTCTCCGAGGTCTGCACTTGCTTCTATATCCTCCCGACATACAGCCAGGCCAAGAAGGTCATTTGGGACTCTATCACTATCGAGGGCTTTCGCTTCTTTGACTACATCCCCGACGAAATAGTACTTTCGAAAAACAAACAGGAACTCAAGATTAACCTCGTCAATGGGTCCACACTACAGCTTATAGGGTCTGATAATATCGACAGCTTAGTTGGAACGAACCCCAAAATTATCGTTTTCAGCGAATACGCTATTCAATCACCCGCAGCGTGGGACTATCTACGGCCGATCCTTGACGTCAACAAAGGCTATGCCATTTTTATCTCTACTCCTCGCGGAAAGAACCACTTTTACGACCTCCTTACGATGGCCAGAGCTAATAAAGACAAATGGTTTAGCGAGGTCCTCACAATAAAAGATACTGGCGTACTCAACGAAGATGATATGGAGCAGGCGAAGAAAGAGGGGATGAGTGACGAACTTATTGCCCAAGAATTCTATTGCAGCTTCAGCAGGGGAGTAGAGGGAAGCTATTACGGAAAATTGGTAGAAAAAGCGAGAGAAGAAGGTCGTATTTGTAAAGTACCATATGACACCAGGTCACTTGTACATACTGCCTGGGACGTGGGCTATGGGGATTCTACGTCTATTGTCTTTTGGCAAGATTGTGGCGGCGAGTGCAGGATTATAGATTTCTACGAAAATCAAGGAGAAGGAATTGCGCACTACATCAAACAGATCAAGGATAGGCCATATGTGTATGGCACACATTATTTACCTCACGATGCTGGGTCAGGCTCTATCCAGACAGGACGAACACTTCAAGATATAGCGTTGGAAATAGGGCTAAACACAACAATTTTGGCCAGAGAGATAGACATACAAGTGGGCATCGAAGCTGTAAGAAATCTCATCAACGTAGCTTTTATAGATGATAAAAAATGCAATCACCTATTAAAATGCCTCGAGAATTATCACAAGAAGTTTAATGAGAAGACAAACTCATACTCAGATACCCCAGTACACGATTGGACGTCGCACGCGGCCGACTGCGCAAGATATATGGCGAACGCAAGAATACAATATGGCAGAGGACCCGGGTCTATGACTCCGGAAAAGCTTATGGAAATTAAGGCAAGAGCGGGCTTCGGGGCTAAACCGCGAGGCTATAATGGCCCTCAACAACCCTTTTTAGGTAGATAAGGATATACTATGGGCGCTAAAAACTACACCCTTGACGAGCTAGAAAAGATTTTCGAATCTCATAGCAAAAAACACTGGGAAGATGAAACGAGGAGGCGCAAGCATCCGGATTATGTCCCATGGAATAAAGACGATTTTGTCATTACCGATGCACTTCTATCCATGGTGAGAGCCATAAAAGAGATTAAGGAGAAAAGATGACTCGTAAGCATAGGATTGCCTCGCCGGAACCTAGAGTTCTGCTCGAAAAAGAGGTATTTCAGTCGAGCCTGAAGGGACAACAGACGCTGCTTGAATGCAATCGGCTTGTCTGCCCGCACTGTGACTGTGATTGCAAACTTCATCTCGTGGATGAACGAGAGCCGTGGAATGAAAAGTTTTGGTTGTGCGAGAGCTGCAATTCTACATTTTTTTTTGAGGAGGGTTAATATGACAATCCATGCAATGGAAAAGCTTGTAATCCGAGCCCTAGCATTACTCGAGCAATTTGGGTCGTTGAGCGAGCCATTCTTGCAAAGAAGACTAAAGGTAACGGCAAAAGAAGCGCAAAAGATAATGGAGTATATAGGGAGTGATCATGGATAGACGGGATGAATTAGTAGACTTCATAAAGCGTGCGCACGAACTTACCCGGCCAATCATTGCTGAATATGAAGATCCAGATGTAAGAAGACAAAGAGAATGGTTTAAAACTAAAAAAGGCAAAGAGGCATCAAAGCGAGGCTCAGACTTAAGACGTGAGAGAATGAAAGAAGCTATCCGTGAAACTTCTTGGGAAGAGAAACGGTTAGTCCGAGAGTTTTATTTCAATAGACCAGAAGGTTTTGAAGTGGATCACATTGTGCCTGTTTCCAGAGGAGGTAGGCATATCCTTTCCAACTTGAGATATGTAACCCACGAAGAAAACGCGAAAAAGTGGAATAAATTAATTGAAGAACTGGAGAATTGACAATAATTAATTATCAACATACGATGTATTATCAGACGTTGCTATAAACGATATTCTTTAATAAGTTAGGAAACTTTTAACTTTTGGGATACGATAGCTCTGATAATCTCATCGATCTTCATAAGATCAGGATGTCTTTTAAGAGCTTCAACTCTAAAATAGACGGGGTCAGAATTTAAAAACGGAACGTGTATCATCTTTTCCTCATAAATCGAAGAGCGATTTCATAATATACAGCTCTGTAAGAAGATAGTCATAGAACTCGGAACAAATCCAAGAGCCGTACCATAATAGCCAGCTCTGTAGAAAGATAGTCATAGAACTCGGCTTCTCTGCTGCCTTCAAGTAACGATTGATTCATCATGAATTCATCCGTCTTTTCAGAAAGTTTTTCTAATCTAGCCATGGCTTGACCTGTAAGATGGCCAAGTATCCATGGCGATGGTTCCATTTTGTTTATTTCGTAGTCTCCGCTCATAACTTCACTCTATTCAATTGAAAATCCGTCGTTTTTGGCATAATTTCCTCTCATACGTAAAGGCCGCTCTCAGGCTACCTACCTAATCCGCGGCCCTCACAGTCATCGCACCGTGTATAATATATGCTTTCTAGGAGATAGAATTCAACAACTTGCGCGAATAAAATAATTGCTGTATCGTTCAAGTAAATTCTTTTTGGGGTAAAATATGACGTCTGGGATGATGGAAAGAAGCCAAGTGGTCAGAAACATATATGAAAGCCATTATACGGATGGACGGCCCGACATAGTAGCTGAGGCGGATTCTAGGTACCAACAAAACCTATCAGCTTGGCAGCTTTTTTTCTACGAACAGCTTATCGACCGCAAGGTTTACCTGGGGGATCAAAGATATCTAAATTTATATTCTGGATTGAGCTACGACCACCAAAAATATATCTTCAACGTCTCGATGCCTGTACTAAATATGGTAGCCGGAAGACAAAGACAGCATAGAAAAGCCACACAGATGGTGCCGGTACAGGGCTCAAGCAGTCATACATCCTCACAGGCGACTAAAGTAATTCAGTCGGCTTATTACAACGATGATACCTACAACACGGTGAGCAATTGTTTTAAGGAATCTTGTATCACGGGGTTGTCTTTAATGCACTCGTGGATAGATTATAGGCGCGATCCGATCTGCGGAGACCTAAAGACGGAGTGTTATAGCGCTGACATGGTAATGATGGATGCTTTTTGGCGAGAAATGGATCTTTCTGACTGCCAATTCATACGAACAAGAAAGTATTTGCACAAAGAACAGGTAAAGCAGCTCGTGCCAGGACGTGAGCACGATATTGATATGCTCAATGACCAGGCTTATTTCGACACAAAATTCACATTTATGCCCCAACAGTATAACATAAGGCGTAAAGGGTTTTTGGCATATGATGAATACTGGCATTTGACTGAGAGGATGGCAACATTCTTAGTTGATCCGGAAACATATGAGTCAACAGAGGTGGACTTCACAAAAGAAGACCTAGATAACCTCAAAGCCAAATTCCCGCAAATTGTGATTGTGAAAGAAAAGGTGCCTACAGTGCATTTAGCGATCATCATTAACAATGTGTGCTTCTACGATGGACCTAATCCTCTTGGCATAGACTACTACCCATTCACGCCATTCGTTGCATACCACGATTTGGCGAATAACAACTATGCGTTTCGTTATCAGGGCATCATCAGAAACATTAGAGACCCTCAATACCTCTACAACTACAGAAAGCAGCTTGAGATGGACTTGTTAGCTGCACAATTCAGCGGCGTCGATGTCGAAGAAGATGCCTTGGTGAGCGATGATGATGCCTTTAAAGTGGGCCCAGGTAAGGTAAGATTTTTCAAGAAAAACAGAATGCAAACAGGTATAAGAGATGTACCAGGCGCGAACATCAACCCGGCTAACTTTAATGTCACAGAGCTTCTTAAACAGGATATACAAAGCAACGCGGGGGTCACGCCGGAGCTCTTGGGCCAAGCGGAAGATAGTGACGTGGGTATTACCGAGCAGTTACGACAAGGTGCTGCTCTCACTACCCTACAGGAACTCTTTGATAACCTTGATCTATCCCAAAGGAATGCAGGTCGACTACACTGGGCGCTTATTCAGAAGAACTATACCCTTGGTAAGATCCGCAAAATGATTACGGAAGAGCCTACAAACGAATTTAGGGATAAATCTTTCCAGAAATACGATGCTGTAGTCTGCAATGCACCTCTTACCAACACCACCAAGCAACTTGCTTATCTCCAAAAATACAGTCTCTGGAAAGATGGTCTGCCTATACCTGTGGATATGCTATTGGCTGATCTTGATATACAAGACAAAGACAAGATGATTGAAGCTATACAGAAGCAGCAAGAGCAAGACCGCCAAATGCAACAACAATCTGCTCAATTGCAGATGCAAAATCAACAGGTAGTCAATGAATCTCTACAGTCCAAGGCGGAAAGTGATAGAAGCCTAGCACAAGAGAGAATGGCAAAGGGTAGATTAGAGCAAGTGCAGATAATGACGGCATACAATAAGAGCGAGCATGAGAAGACCTCTGCAATACTTAACACAGTCAAAGCAGCCGCAGAGGTGGACTCTATGGGAATCAATGATTTTGTCAGTGTATTTACATTGATAGAAAATATGAAGAACAACGAAGATAAAAAAGTAACTCAACAAGAGGGGATATCAAATGGCACACAGTCATAAAAACACGTCGCAGGGTGGTTCTGGAGGCAAAGGGAATTCCGGCGCCGACTATTCAGCTATTGGTCATAAAAAGGAACATGTTCCACCAGCAGGTGCGTCAAATTCCTATGAAATGATCCGTAAGAAAATAGATAACCACGACTCTAGAGCGTTGGCAAATAAGCCATACACTCGCGAAAAGATGATGAATAAGTAAACCCAAACATCTTGGATAGCTCCTATCCGTTTTGTTTGGCGGCAGGCGACAGGCCGCACGTGTAAAAAGCGAAGTCGCCATTAACCTAAAGGAAAGACCATGCCAAAGATAAAGATAATCCCGTCGGGGAAGAAGCCTGCGGTTCCAACATCTAGCAAACTAAGCAGTGTAGTGCCAAGATTTAAGCCGGCCGGTGGAAAGCCATCGCTACCTTTTGACAAATCCTATAATCGCCAAGGAACAGATGGTTCTGTGGCTAACAAAAGAAGGGAAGGGTAAATATGAATAAACCAGTAGCACCATGGACCGGAACTAAAGGTCTACATAAAGAAAAGATTTCAGAAGAAATAAATAAAAAACATAAAATGTCTGAAAAAAGCATGAAAAAAGGTGTTAGAAAGCAAGATATAAGAAGAGTTGAAAAAGAAAGAAAGCACACTAAATCAGACTTAGCAGCAGCGCATAAACACATGAAAGCACATGGTGGATAGCAAATGACAAGAGAATATCCTACACCAAGAAGCTTTTTAGATTTTCTTCAGGTTTTATCGAGAACAACTGAACAGAATATAAGATCCATGTGTCATCTTGAAACTCACAGAATTTATGATCTGGAAAAGTATAAAAAAGAAATCGAAAGTGTTCAGTCATTGATAAATACTTTTAAATTTGATATATATGAAACTCCTAACCCATTTGATCAAAAATGGATTGATGTAAAGGAAGAGCTTCCGCTTGTTGATGGCTCATATGAAGTTACAAACCATCCTGAAAAACCGTTTGATCTAGGTGTTTGTGAATATAATGGATTAGGATTTATAGCTGATAGAATTTATAGAAATCCTAAATATTGGCGTTATATGCATAATTTAGAGAAAAAATACGGTAAACAAAGAGAATGATATGCCTTGTAGATGTTGTGGAGCTTCTAGGCCTTCAAAAGGTTTTAGAGAACCAAATGAGAATAAAATAAACGAAATTTTAAAAGAAGCATCTAGGTTAATTCTAGACAAATCTAATTATGGTTATGACGATATTGAGGAATGGAAAAAGGGATGGCAAGAAGCTTTTGATCATCATTTGAATGGATGTAAAGAGGTGGAAAATTCCCATAAAATATAAATGTTCCCAAGGGCATATTTTTATAGAAGAATCATATAATTATTATATAGATAATATTTGTCCTAAATGTTGGCAATATGCTGAACCTGTGAAGGAAAAATCCAATGACTATGATACCGCCGAAGATAAAGAAACTGCCGAAGCTACATAAGCCTCAAGGCTATGTCAACCACCCTCAACAAGGGTCTACGCACAGTAACAGATCTCTCCCTTATGGCGGATCAAAGATGGTAAGATAAATGGTGAGAGGGAGTACAAAGACTTACGGCGAACTCATGCAAGAGGCTCGGACTATCACCGATCATCAAGAGATCGGAGAGACTGTTCAGCCCCTTATGAAACGCTTTCAAACGATTATCGAGGAGGCCGTACAGCTAAACTATGATAAAGGCGTAAAGGGTAAATATTATATTCATATCTGGACTCAAAAAGAGCCATATGCCAACAACACCCTTCACATCTATCCTCAATGCCGAAGAACTCGCCCAAGTCCACACCAAAACACTGATCACTATCTTTGGAGAGTCGAAGACGGGGGCAAGGTTACCTTCGAATGGTGTATCCCAAGGAAAGAAGTCGTTGCCCACATCTTAGCCAATCCCCATGAGTTCGATATCAACTACGTCAAATCTCTACGAGCATTTTGCAAAGACACCTTAGAAACCGATTCAGACTATGTTGTCGCATGGGATGACGTCCCAGAAGCTTTTAGAAGCAAAGTCTCTCCTCTAAAATTCACTACCTAATCACTTGCATAAATTTCATATTTTAGTTATACCCAAGATGACCCAACAATAGGGCGTGGTCAACCCTGTCCCAATAGGCGCAACAATGAGATATCGCCGATCTCAAAGGAAAACATGGATCAAACAGAAAATAGCGCAATTCCTGAAGTCGCTGCCCAGGCTGTAGATATTCATGAGAAGAAGTCTCCGCAAGACAGTTTTGCAGAGCTTCGAAAGGCAAAGGAAGACCTCGAAAGACAGCTATGGAAGGCTGAACAAGAGCGGTCGTGGTATGAAAAGCAGTTGCAGCAACAGCAGCAACCAAGAACTCAACCGCAACAAGCTGTGCCGGAAGAAGAGGACTTTGATTACCGTCAGTTAGAGGCCGAAGACTTTCCCGATGGAAAGAAATTGGTCAAAGCTTTCAATACGATGACAAAGAAAATGTCCTCGTATGATCAAAAACTAGCTGATAAAGATCAAAAAATCGCCATTCTGGAAGCTAAATCCGAATTTCCTGATCTTGCCGAGGTAGTCACCGCCGAGAATATTGAAAAATATATCAAAAGCGACGAAGACAACCGCGAAGCCGTGGAAAAAGCCTCCAATCCTTTGAGAAAGGTGTATAATCTAATCAAAAAAAGCGCCGCTTATCAGGCCGATAAGGCTTCTAAGACCGCAAAAGATACTCCAATTTCGCAGGAACAAAAGAGAGTCGATGAAAAGGAAGGAAAGCCTAAGACAGGTAGCATTGGAGTTCGCTCCGAAGCTGTCTCAATAGCCGCTAAAATGTCCAATTCAACGATGTCCAGAGATCAGCGATTAGCCCTCTGGAAAGAGACTCAAGCCGCAGCTAAGCGATAATCTTCGTCTTAACCGAGGTTAAGACACATGAGTGGTCCTACTACAACAAGTGTACTGCCTCCAGCAGTACAACAGCAACTTTCAATGAAGTTGCTAGCTCGTCCAATGCCTGACCTTATCCACACAACTATGGGTAGAGAATAGGGATTGCCCATATAAAATTTGGCTATTTGCTGGAAACTCCTAAAGCTTTCTGGTACACTGTGATGTATAACCAATTACAGTGTGAAAATCCAGGAGATGAAACAATGGACAATCAGCAGCGAAGACTGGAAAAGGATAAAGCATGGTTCGCAGGAGTCATGGAAGGAGAAGGTTCTTTTACATTAGTACAAAGTAAAAGAATCGAGAAAGATGAGGAAATCATCCGATATGTGCCTTCTTGTTGCCTTAGCAACACTGATCCTATGCTTATTAAAGAAATAGAGAGAATATTCACTGAACAAGGAATTTACTTCAAAACTTATTATAGAGGGAAAAGGAAAGCAACATATAAAGAATGTTGGCAAATTCACCTCATAGGTATGAAGCGATGTATAAGATTAATCTCTTGGATTCTTCCAGAATTAAGGGGAGAAAAAAAAGAAAAAGCTCGAATGATCTTAGAATACTGTAAAATTAGAGACGATCAGATGGGTGGATTTCATGGGATTAAATATAGTGAAGATGAATTAAACCTCTGTAATTCTATAAGGAGCCTCCAGAACGCTCAACGACTACACGCCAAACACCGAAAGGTGATGATATAGTCTGAACATACGCGAGAGCGTATGAGGAGGGAATAACAAGACCTCCCGCCATGTAAAGCGGTTTTACATGGTCATAAAGTAACAGAGTGTATCCCATTACGATGGATCAGCAGGCTGGCGATATTCTGAGACGCCGACGCTATCAGAACCTACAAACAGCACCAGTTCCGCTTGGAAATGGTATTGTTGACCCAGCAGCTCAACAGTTAGTTGCTTTAGATATTGATGCTAGAATCGACTGGTACGGCACGTACATCATACTACAAGAACAGGTGATGCTCATAAATGAGGATCCCGTATTAAATTCAACTGTTGGTACTCTAGGCCAATCTCTTCGTGAAACAGAGGACCAATTGGCTCGTAGCATGATGGAAGGCGGAGCGCCGCCAATATTTTGTACATCGGGTACAAACGGGGATAATCCTAGTAATATCACTCCTTTGGACTGTTCTAAAGCGGTGCGTTTATTGCGTACGGCTAACGCACAGTTCATCATGGATATGATAAATGGCGAATTGAAATTTGGATCATCACCGGTACGAAGTGCGTTTTTTGGTTTGGGTCACACCAATCTGAGCGCGGACTTAGACCAGATGGTTGGTTTTATCAACGTGGCGAACTATGCTAACCAGAGCAATTTGCTGCAATCTGAATGGGGTTCTGTAAGAAACATTAGATTCTTGCTGTCCTCTTTGGGTTCGATAACACCGAATGCATCAGCTTTGGGTGCGGACGTATATAACGTATTCCTACCGGGTCAAGAGTCTTACGACATGGTTGACTTGGATGGATACTCTGCTCAATTTATATATGCACCGCCAGAGATTGCATCTCCA